CTTAGATGCGATATTAAATCAAGGGGTAGAGATAGGAATATTGTCCAAATCGTTTAGGCAGGCAAAGATGATTTTTAAGAAAATCGAGGATATGGCAAACAAGCCTGAAGCTGCGTTTTTTAGACAGTGTATAACAAAGACGTCAAAGAGCAATGATGAGTGGTTGATGGAAATTGGGGCTAGTCGCATCCGGGCTTTGCCGTTGGGTGACGGAGAGAAACTTCGTGGGTTTCGGTTTCATCGAATAATTATTGATGAGTTTGCTTTGATGCCTGAAAGAATTTATAACGAAGTTATTGTTCCGTTTTTGTCTGTAGTTGAAAACCCTACTCAGCGCGACGATCTCTTTAGGTTAGAGACAAGACTTATAAAGGAAAATAAAATGACTGAAGGAGATCGACATGTTTGGCCCAACAATAAACTTATTGCTCTTTCATCAGCATCTTATAAGTTTGAATATTTGTATAAACTTTATACGCAGTTTGAGCATCTTATCTCATTGGAGAATCAAAAAGACAAGGCCTCTAGATGTATAATGCGATATAGTTATGACTGTGCCCCTCAGCTATTATATGATGAAAACTTGATCAATCAAGCTAAGGCTACAATGAGTCAGTCTCAGTTTGAGCGGGAGTTTGGGGCTACCTTTACAGATGATAGTTCGGGTTATTTCAAAACCAGCAAAATGGCTTTGTGTACCGTGCCGGATGGCGATCTTCCTTGCGTAGAAGTCAAAGGGGATCCTGACGGCGAGTACATTTTAGCTTTTGACCCATCATGGTCTCAAACAGAAAGTTCTGATGATTTTGCGATTCAAATTTTAAAATTAAACAAAGAGAACCAGAGCGTTACGTTGGTTCATAGTTATGCTTTGTCTGGAACGTCGCTAAAGCATCATATCAAATATTTTTTATTTTGCTTAGAAAATTTTAATATTGTGGCCCTATGCGGAGACTACAACGGTGGTGTTCAGTTTATGCAGGCTTGCAACGAAAGCGAAACCTTCAAGCAGAAAAAAATTAAATTGCAAACCATAGAGGTGGGGCTTGATAAACCTGAGGAATATCAAAAAGACATAAGGTCTTATAAAAGACAATACAACAAAGAAAACTATCAACACATTGTGCTACGAAAACCAACGAGCAATTGGATTCGACAAGCCAACGAGCTCCTGCAAGCAAACTTTGATCACCGAAGACTGTATTTTGCAAGTCGTGCAATTGACGATTCTTACTCCAAGCAAAAGCGCCAAAGCATTCCTATCACCGACCTCAAATTTTTACGCACCTCGGAAGAGTCTAAGCAAACCGCTGGCGCTAAAATGATTGACTTTATTGAACATCAGTCGGACATGATAGAGCTTACCAAGAATGAGTGCGCCTTGGTTCAGATTACTACCACTGCGCAAGGCACGCAAACTTTTGATCTACCCTCTAATTTGCGTAGGCAAAGTGGGCCAGATAAAGCCCGTAAGGATTCTTATTCAGCTTTAGTGTTAGCAAATTGGATGGCTAAGGTGTATCTTGACGCACAATCACAGCCAGCAGAAGATGTTGTGGAAACTTTCGAGCCTTTATTTATAATGTAAAGTAACTTTCAAAGTCACTTTGAGGACTTTAAGTGTAATATTATTTTAACATGGCAGCCAAAAGAAAATATACCAAACGCTCTGATTATTGGGAAAAGATTCAGAAAAAGAACCAACCTATCGAAAATATCATGAAGGCAACCTCTAAAGATGGGTTCGAACCTCAACTGATAGGGGAGTCTTTTTATAATTACGAAGCTCAAGCTTATTCGCGCACCTCTTCGGGAGGGTCAGCCACCGAGCTTAGGCGCAACAATATTGCGGTTGCCCCTATGCTCTACAAATATGCCAACATCAGGGCCGGGCTATTGCCTTACCAGTATTCTATTGACGGAGTAAATGTGCGAGATGCCATAGAGTTATGCCAGAAAGCTTATGCCAACATAGCTGTTTTTAGAAACTCGGTTGACACCATGGCGGATTTCGCCAACTCTCAACTTTATTTAGAAGGGGGAAGCGCAAAGTCCAGAGAGTTTATTAATGCGTGGTTTAAGAAAATTAAAATATGGAATTTAAAAGACCAGTTTTTTAGAGAGTTTTACAGGAGCGGAAATATATTTTTATACACGTTGCAAAGCAAATTTAAAGCAGACGATTTTTCAAAGGTAAGAAACTTGGGCATTAACATGATGAGCAATAAAATTCCTGTTAGGTATATTTTGTTGAATCCTTATGGGGTTGTTGCTCAGCGAGCTACTTCGTTTGATCGGTTTGGTTTATATGCCAAAGTATTAAGTGAGTATGAGGTGGAGAGGCTTCGGGATCCCAAAACCGAAGAAGATCGTGAAATTTATGATGCCCTTCCTGCCAATATAAAGAAAAGGGTAAAAAGTGATAGTTGGGCTATCGACGGTATCAAGGTGAAGCTTAACCCAGAAAGACTAAGGTATGCTTTTTATAAAAAGCAGGATTACGAGCCTTTTGCTATTCCTTTTGGATTTCCAGTTTTGGATGATATTAACTTTAAAATGGAGATGAAAAAAATAGACCAGTCGATCTGCAGGACCATAGAAAATGTGGTATTGCTCATCACGATGGGAACCACTCCAGATAATGGAGGAATAAACCCTCGTAATATTCGCGCAATGCAAGCGCTATTTCAAAACCAAAGTGTTGGTCGTATTTTAGTGAGCGATTATACCACTAAAGCGGAATTTATTATACCAGATATTCAAAGGGTAATTGGTCCATCTAAATACGAGGTGGTCAATCAGGACATCAAGGAAGGGTTGCAGAATATTATTTTAAGTCAAGAAAAATTTGCAAGTACAGAGGTGAAAGCTCAAATGTTCCTACAGCGCCTGAAGGAGGCGAGGGACACCTTTTTAAATGAATTTTTACAAGCGGAAATACGGCAGCTCTGCAAAAACTTTGGTTTCAGAGATATACCTACAGCTAAATTTGAAACAATAGATCTAAAGGATCCAGCGCAAATACAAAGAGTGATTACGCGTATGATGGAGTTGGGTATTTTGCCTCCAGAGCAAGGGATGAAGGTTATCGATACTGGTGTGTTTCCCGATGCTCCTACGTTGGAAAAGGCGCAAGAAAAATTTGTGGACGATAGGCAAAAGGGGTATTATAACCCGTTGGTGGGGGGAACCCCTATGCCAATGGACTTCGAAGAGGAAGAGGAAATCGAAGAGATTAGGCATCCGGAGGGCGCAAAGCTACTAGATCAAAGGCGGCGCTACGAGGAAAAGAAGAACAACAGGGGCAAAAGCCCTTCTCGTCCGGGGCGACCTGTAGGCTCTAAAACGTTGGCTAAGACTAAGTATTCGGTTCAAGACATCAAGGAGACTGTAGATGACACTAATAATTTATATGCTACCTTGGTAACGGAAGCCAAAAAAGTTTTCAAAAGAAAAAGGTTAAATAAACATCAGACATCTGTTCTAGAAAAAGTCTGTGAATCCGTAGTAATCGCCAAAAATCCGAAGGATTGGCTTTCGACCGCTAAATCATGTATTAAAAATGCAGCTAAGTTAATTGATTTAAAGCCTCTTAAGGAAGTGGTTGATATAAGTGCTGAGCATGAGCTCGATGATTACGCGGCGGCAATCTTGCATCACAGTAGAAAAAATTCTCTACAGAAATAAAAATGTGTAACATTTTTATGTAATGTCAGATAAATTTAAGTATAAAACCGAATATCTTTTTGATATCTACGCGACAGCAGATTTAGAAAACGATCTAAATATTAGTTTAGCATCATTGGAGAATCTTAAGCCTCTTATTCCCAAATCCATTGATTTAGAGAGAAACGTCGATTTAATAGGCGTAGCGTTCAATGCGGCCATTGTTAACAAATTTAACCGCAATGGAGATGGCATCGATTCCGAAACGGCTGTAGAGCTTATTGATTACTTTGTTCATAAGCCAACCAATATAGAGCATAAGAAACAGAAGGTGGTGGGGCATATTGTTAACGCAGGCTTCACTGACCTCAATAATGACAAGATTATAGGTAATGGTGCCGCATTGGCCACCAAAGACCCTTATTACATTTCTTTAGCTTCTGTCATATATAAAACGGTCAATAAGGATTTTGCGGAGGTGCTCTTAAGATCTAGTGACGAAGACGATCCTTATTTTAAGAAAATTTCTGCTAGTTGGGAGCTTGGGTTTAATGATTATGTGATTGCAGTGGGGTCTCAAGACCTAAAAGACGCTGAAATTATAACCAATCCGGTTCAAATTGAAGAAATGAAAAAGCACCTAAAGACCTTTGAGGGGTCAGGCGCTTTGGATGATGGAACGCCTGTTTATCGTTTAGTGGTGGGGGAAGTTTTTCCGCTAGGTATTGGGTTTACTACTAATCCTGCCGCAGACGTAAGTGGGCTTGTAATAGAAAAAAACATAGATTTAACCGTCAACGACACAAGGGACGGAACAGCCCCCCAAAAATTTGAAGGGGAAATGGAAAAAAATATTTTAAAAATTTCACAAAGTGAAATAAATAATGTAAAAACTACTAAGACTATGGATATCACAGAATTCAAAACAGAGTTCGAGAAGATCCTCGATTCGAAGTTGTCTGACAAAGCTGAGTTCTCTCAGGAAGCCGTCGCTAATGTCGCTTCTCATGTGATCGATAAGATTCGTGAGAAGGACGAGCAGTGGCAGGCCGAAAAGAAAGCTATTGAGACTGATAAAATTCAGGCTCAAAAAGATGCTGAGGAAGCCAAATCTTCTATCGAAGAGCTTCAGAATAAGTTAGAGGCCGCTGATGAGAAGATTAATTCTCTAGAGACCTCTATCAACACTGCTGCGGCAGAAGAGTTATTCAATAGCAGAATGGAATCTATTGATGAGCTTTATGAACTTACAGACCAAGACCGTAGTGTGTTGGCGGCTGAGGTTAAAGCTCTTGATAGTGCCGAGGCTGCTTTTGAGGATTACCAGTCACGACTGGCATCCTTGTTACAACATAAGAGCAAAGCTTTTAAAGCGGAACAGGAAATGCAGTTCGAGGCGCGGATACAAGAGGCTGTTGAGCAGCGTTTAGCGCAGGAAACTACCGCTAATGCTACCTCATCAGTTACGGAAGAAACTGGCGAAACCGTTGAAGATGTAGTGGAAAACGTTGAGGTTCCTCATTCTACTATGGCGAACAATAACGAGGCATCTTCTGCTGAGGAATCTCTTGAAGATAAATTCAAGAAGGCCTTCAGCTCGCAAAATATTTCCATAACCTATTAACCTTATAATTACTAAACTATTATGGCACTAAGATTATATCCATTTAGGCAATATAGCGATCATGATGTTATCAACATGTACGCCAATCAGGTGGTTGATGATAATCCCACAACCAACGGTAACGGTAGTGCAGGTGTGCTTGTAAAGGTATTGAGCGGCAATATGCAGAAAGATACTTTCGATTTGATCGGAAGTACCTATCTCGGAAAAACTGACTACCCCTTCTTGGGTGCAGATAAGTATCCTGTCGTGCCTTTACGAGTTGTAGCTGCTACAACCGGTTCTGCCGTCTTAGGCGTTACTCTGAATCAAACGCTTCAGAATGACGAGAACGGAGAAAAACTCCTTTATAACCCAGTCAAAAAAGATGAACTTCAGGCTGTTCTCAGTGGTCAGGCTTGCCCGGTCGCTACGAAAGGCTTGTTCACCTTCGATGAAAATGCTTACGAAAAAGACACCAACTTCGTTCCGGGTAACATCGCCGCTGTTTCTGCAAACGCTGGCAAGTTAACTGGTGTCACACGTGAAAGTCTGGCTCAGGGTACAGCGGAAACGCTAGTGGGCCATATTATCGGTACCGGTAATAGAACTTCTCAGATGGGTAAATCTGATGAGTTCGCTGGTACAGGTACGGCACAGTATGCATTGGTTCAGCTGGACGTCTCTGCTTCATGGGATGTTGCATAAACCTTAAACTAGAAAGGAATTAATATAATATAATGAAAATTACATTAAAAAGAACCGATGAGCAGATCGAATTAGTCAAGGCTATGGCTTCGCGTAACCGCGATACCGCCTATGCGGCTCAAGTTGCTCTGGCAGAGTTTATTGGTCCGGTTTTGGCCGAAGTTATCAATAATGCTCCTACCGTGAGTAACCTATTCACTCCGTTACAGTATAACGCTGATGACAATCCTTCTATTCCGTTGGATTTGTACTACAATATCTTCGATGAAGATTACATCCGTGTTTACAGTCAATCCGTAGC